TGTAACCTCGGGATTGATGATGTTAATAATCGTTCCAGGAGTAGATGCAGGAATGGTTGTACTGTTTGCTGGAATGAGCAATACTGGGATTTTAAGACCAGTTGGAAGTAGATCTAGATCAATAACCAATCCTGATCCAGTAACAGAATCTGAAAGATTGAGATTAGTAGATGGAGTGGTATTTACTCCTGCACCGATAAGATTGATAGGACCGAAACAAACTTCACCAGTATCATAATTTACAGTTCCTGCACTATCACTCGTATAGACCTTTTTAGTGCCACTATTGTAATATGTTCTAAGATTTCCATATCCATCATCCTCAAACTGTTGATCGACACCAGGTCTATCAAAAGTCCTGAAAGTTCCCGATGATAGAATAGGTTCTTTTTTACATCCATCAGAACCATCAGAACCATCTTGACTGGGAGCACTATTATAAAGAGCGTTTCCAGTTGAAATGCAATATGTGTTTGTTTGATTTGTAGTAGGTTCAATATACTTCAAAAGAGTTGTTTGAACAGAAACGTCACTAATTGCAGAATCTGAAAGACTAATTGCTCTTTGAAAGTCCTGATTCTTAAATGTGGAGTTAAAGTTATTGATAGCAACTTGACTAGCCCACTCACCTATAGCATTCTGGATATTGGTTTTAATTGCAGATGAATTTGATCCACTTCCAGTATCATAGAGTGCAAAGATTTTATTATAAATGTAGATATTATCAGGATCAATAATAACTGGATCGATAGCAGCCATTGCATACTTTCTTAAATCGGCAGAAAGTTGCTTTTTAGTAATATCATTAAGTGTAGAACCTGTTTTTGTCCTTACTGTAATGAATACTTTTCCATAAACGGGAGGATTTAGAGAATCTCCACCATAGGCAACAACACTATCAGCATTGGCGTATAGTTTCTTTGCAATCAATGCATAATCTTGCGCTGTAACCGCCCTATACTGCGATGCATAGAACCTTGGAGCATTGTACTTAATAGACTCAATACTCTCTGCTGGAGACCCTTGCTGCGATCTCTCCTTGACTGTTACTGCTGCGACTGAACCAGAATATGCAGTATCAAAGGAATCTACCAATCTACCTATGAATGAGAATCTAGCAACTTCATTTGCAATTGAACCAACAGTAGTCAAATACTGAAGATCAATAACCTCACCATCTTTTACTGCTCTACCGACACTATCATCTCCAAATTTAACTTCATATCTCATATCTTCGCCTTCTGATACGAAATATGATTTGCTAGTAGAAGTTAAATTAGTAACAATATCAACTTTACTATAAATGTCTGATGCTGTAGATGATTCGTTAGATCTAATTCTAACAGTAAGAGTATCGATATCTACATCTTGAGATGGGATCGTATATACTTGTCTAGCAAACGTATTTACGATATAAGTGAAATTGAGGAGAGAACCCTCTAAAACTGTAACATTGTCAAATTCTGCAGAACCATCAGTTGTATTAACTGCAACGGTAATATCATTGAGAATATTCCAAATAAAACTACCACCTGTGCAAACTGCGCCAGCTTTTACTGTAATAGAACTAGGATAAACACCATTAACCTGAGTGGTCTGTACCTTAAATTTCAAACATGCTTTAGACGCCGAAATTGATCTTGGTGTATAATTTAAAAGTTTAGAGATATTAATAACATTATCTCTAACTGTAGACGACTGCAAAAATGCCTCATTCAATGCCATGTTTGCATTAAATGAGGTGTAGTAAGTATTATACGCCAGCATATCAATAAGATATGTCAAGGCAGAACCATCGAAGTCGTAATCTGAAAACTCGGTTCTTGTTCTTAGGTATGACTTGATAGAGGCTTTAATGTCCTCAAAATCTAAAGCTGTTAAATTATTTGGTTGCATTATTCAGGTCTCTGTAAAACAAATGAAATTGTTTCAACAATCGGTAACCCTACAATCCTATACTCAATAGTAACATTTAATTTGTTATTCTCGGTAATAGCAGTAACATCTACAGTTGTAAGTTCTACCCTAGGTTCATACTGATTAATGGTATTTATGATCTCATCCTTGATACTATCTGCTGTAAATGCATCTAGAGGTTCAAAGAGGAGATTATAAACTTTAGATCCGACTAACGGTTGAAAAGGTTTCTCACCTGGTTGCGTAAGTACTAAATTCTTAACTGCTTGTTTGATGGCATTATCATCTTTAATGACAGAGGTATCATCCGTAAAAGGATTCCTTTGCATTGAAATTAAAATGTCGGAGAAAGATCGAGACTTTTTAAAGTCCTTTCCCCCTAGTTCCTTTAATGCCATCTACACGATGAGATATATCTTATCTATTTATTCACCTTCCCTGACCACGATAACGCTTCTTGGCGCTATTCCTTGAGGTTGCAGCATATTTTGTATGCTTTCCCCTTCCTTGCCTACTTTTCTTAGGTGTTGCTTCAATCATGTTTGCCCCAGTAGGGGACTTTGCTCGTGTTGCCATTTTAAACTCCGATAATAACGTTGGGTGACCCGCCACCAATAAGAGACCTGCATGGGAATAGAGTTGTACCATCCCCTAAAGGATCTCCTACCTTACAAGCACGCCTACCATTAATCCAGACAGATTTAGTAGTTGCTAATGCTTTACGAGCATGACCAGTAGGTGGCTCTCTACCAGCTACTGATCCTACTCCAGTATATGTATGACACCACCAGGCATTTGTTGGTGCCACAATGGTACATTTACCAACTGTTCTAGTTGCTTGATAAACTGTTAGTGTTGGGTGAGGTGTGAGTAGATCTTGGTCTACAATAGGAATTATACCATTAATAAAGACATTTCGGGCTGCTCCCAATGGAGTTAATGGTAATAGTGGCGTTGGTAACCATTGTCCCATAACATCATGGACAGGACCTGGTAAATGTGTGATCGAAGGTAGATTACCAGGAGAACAAGGTGTAACAGGTCCTCCTCCAGGTCCTGGGTGCCAAGAACCTGCAGCACCTGCTCCATGTCCAGAACAGGATCCCATGTATATTGCGGCAAATGCTGTCATAGTAGTCTAAGTGGTGTAAGGATTTCCATATGCATCACATGCTTCACGAAAAGTATTACCAGAACCCGTCATATCATGTAGTATATCTAAACCCCCAGTTGCACTCCAGTTCCTACAACCGCCTCCCAGAGGTCCTACAGGAGCAGCATATGTAGTTGTCGTGGTAGATCCATCAGCGTTGGTTGTACTGCTTCCTACAGATGGTACAGGGGTGCATGGTACATGAGCGCAACCTGGTTGAGCAACCTCACAACTAAGAGTAACGTCAATCATAATAGATGAAGTTGAGTCTGGTCGAAATTGTTTCATCAAGTATTTAGTGTAGGTTGACGCAACTGGAAGGTCATTAAATGTACCTTGGACTGTTTCAATCAATGCTTCGGGACCAATTGTAACATCAGGGATCTGTTCTTGCACCAATGCATCGGAATGTGCGATCCTTTCGTTGGTTTCATCTAAGTGACCTTTCAAAACAGCATCCTTAATACTACTATCAAAGTCAACAGCAAGGATTTGTTCTGTCAAATCCTCTCTTAACTCATAAGTTTCCCTATATTCATCAACTGCTTCCTTAGAATATAGTCTCTGCGGTTGTGTATCGATCTTTAATCGCTCAGGATCGCGTTTTTGAGTGAGATTTGCTCTCGGAATGTCATCAGCATACTGAACTTTCATGTCAAATCCGCTAGAAATCTCATTTGTGAGTTCTGGAGAGATATCTTGAGGAAATTTACTCAAAGTATCCATGTGATCTGCCGCGTCTTCGGGTCGATACGCTGCATTTGGGGTAGTTTGCGTTTTATAATTGACAATATCCGATACAAATACGATAGGAGGGTTATCTTCGACGTATTCGTTGCCATCTCCGTCAACATTTGTGATTGTTGCGTTGTATCCTCTCCCTCTATCGATAATATCTACCGCAGTTAGCACTCCACCACTGAAAGTTCCCTTCAATTTCGCGATTTTAGAGCTGTTTTGATCTTTAAAAATCACTTTTTCGACATTGCCGTCCTCATTTAAGATAAACTTTGTACTTTCCTGCGGAGAACTGACCACAAGATTAGCATTATCACTCCATCCAGAACCTCCAGAGACGATTGTGGCACCAGTTATCCTCCCTTTATTGTTTACTGTGATATCAACTACGGGTTGTACAAGTGTATTAAACACATCGGGTGCATTCTTATCAACATCTACAGTGTTATATTGTATAGACTTGTCGTTGAATTCATACTTGCCTACTAATATTGCTCTATCTACAATACCAAACCCTGCTTTTGCAGTAACTACATGATTCCTATCGGATGTATATTGAGTTTCTTTAACAAAATTATTACCATTGCCATCCAAATAAATGACATGATAAGGAAAATTATCAATATCAGTATGGAATGCCCGAGTTACTACATGACCATTAAGAGTATCACCCTTTCTTAAGATTTCAAATCCTGCTTGAGATGCTACTGATACAGTAGGACCAACCCCAGTGATCTTTAAATTCATCGTCAGAGTCACTACAGTATTACTTGGAGTCGTATAATCATACGTCAAAGGAATCACTGTACCTACTGTATACCCTGCTCCAGGGTCCATAAGTTCTGTAATCTGCCATCTGACACCAGAGTAAGTGGGTCCAGGCGTTACAGTGTCATCTGCAATGGATGTAATCCTAATTTTGATTCGTAATCCCGTTGCTAGACCAACATCTAAATTATAAACTTCAAAATCGGTTAACTGATTCTGACCAGTTACAAATGGATTCTGTGGTGATTCGTACTCAACACCTCCTTGTATTGTCTGATCCCATACATCAGTATAAGTTACACCATCATATGAAAACTCCATATCAGTAACACCATCTGGTATGGTAGTACTTAACGAATCATATGATACTACAACTTTATTTGTATCAGTACCAACTGCAAATAACGTGGCGTGCGGCGCGTCGGGGTCA